GCTCAATAATTGCAGCAGATCCTTGGTTTAAAACTTTAATTAGATCGGTTTGCGCTTTGCCCAAGAGTTCATTTACAATTATGAATTGACGGCCCTCATTCGCCCCACTGGCAAAACTATCAGATATTCTGAGCAGAATATCCTCAGGGGCCATTGAGCGCAGTTCATCCAAACTGATTCCAACTTCGGCAAATGTCTCGGCTAGGCCCTTGTCGCCTGCCAGAGCTTTCTGCTGCGCTAGTGAAAGCTTGTTTAAGCCTGCTGATACCTGGTCAATCCCGCTGCCAAACACGCTGGCTGCGTTGCCCAGAAGCTGCAATTTGCTGGCGGAAACGCCAAACTTTTCCGCAATATCCTGCAACTGGTCGCCCTTTTCAATTGCGCTAGAAAAGCCTGCGATGATTTTGTCTAAAGCAAATGCACCAGCTATTAAACCACCCGTAGTTTTGGCAAATCGCATTACTGACGTCTGAGCCGTGGCTAGGCCGCGATCAAAGCCGGATGCGTCTAGTGCAAGCTTGGCTGTGGCTATGGCGTCCATTACGCAAACCCTGCTTTTTTGGAATTATGTTTCACAATGGCAATCACGCTTTTGGCTAATGTCTCTCGCTGGATGTCAAGGGTCTTGCGTAAGGCCGAACGGCCCAATGCCCGGCCAATCCAGGGGGTACTGTTGGTCAGCTTAACGTATTTGTCAGTAAGGATTATCGATCCGCTACCATATTTTAATATAAGTTTTTGTATCCAGTTTTGAATTTTGCCAACCCCTTTCACGCCATCAAAACCACCCAACTCTGAAGCACACTTTGCCCAGCCTGCTTTTGCAATACCCACTTTCTTCTGCGTTTCTTTAATATATTTTTGCTGCTGTACTTTAAGTATAAATCCACGGTTAGCAGCTTTGTGCCGACCAATGTTCAGATCGCCCATTCCAGCCTGCGTGGTTCTTCCATTCCCTTTGTTTCGCATCTTTTGATGAAATTCTTTTATGGACGATGAGTTTAATTCCAAGTCCTCTTCCTCAAGCCAGACCTGACCCGCCTTGTTTGTAAAACGACGCCTAAAGGCCGCAGGATCTAGCTGCTTAAACCGGCTTGCTTCATCCATCCAGTGCCTACTTAGAGGTTTTGTGATTGCGACAATATCTTGCAACACCGCGTTTTCTCCCTTTTTTCTGGCTTGTGCGTCTAATCCAAAAGGCTGAGTTGCATTCGCCAATCTAACGGCCAAAGATCTGCCTGATTTCATAAGCTCTGTGACTTGTTCTTCTTGAGTAAGTTTTTTCCATTGCTTCAGAGCCTTATTGATTTTTTTATTATCAAGAATAAGGCTTGGTTTCATAGTCCTAACGCTTTCTCCATGTCACGGAGATCTGCGCCTACCACTGCGTAAGGCCGGCGCAACTTGGCCCCGTTCATGTACATAAAAACGTGCTCGGCCTGATGAACTAGATGCAAGGGTATGTCCCATAAGATTGTTTCCATTGACCAGCCCGTCTCTTTTGCCAGGACGAACACGCACGAGGCGGTTCCGCCTGGCGTTACTCGTTTCCCGGCGGCTGGGGAACGCCGGACGGAATCACATTAACCTTAGGCTTATTGGATTCGTTTAGAATGCTTGCGACGAGAAGGCTGGCCGTATCCCGATCCTGCTCGCTCATCGTTTCAGACCATTCCATCACCTTGTCTCGAAATCCCTCCTTATCCCACGCCAGCTTTAGGGCGGACTTACGATTTTTGGCCAGCAGGATGTGGATATATACAAACGCATATACAAAGAAAATAGGGCTATCGGCCTCGTCGCGAACTTGAATCATCAGCAGGCGACTGCCTTCTGTATATGGAGCGAGTTTTTGATTTTTGAAATATCGATCTGGCGATATGAACGCCTGATCTAATTCTTGCTGTAGGTTTTCTTCGCTCATAGTTTTTTTAGCAGCGCCCGTTTCAGCTCTGGACTGGCTCGCTGACTAACTAGTAAGGTTTGCCCGCCGCGTTGAATCGAAATAATAGGCTCTGCGGATCGCATCAAGCCGAGAAGTGTCTCCCTGTTTTCAAGCGCTGCCCTGACGTATCGGATTGGAGACTCCTCGTCTGACTTCATGTTGGCCCAGGTACGTTCCATTTCAGCCTTTGCCTCTTCCCCTCCAGATATTGTGAACCAGAACGTGAACTGCTTTTGGCCAGTATCCTCTTTAATAATGCAGGTAACTGGATCCATCGGGCGCAACTTTGCGCCAAAAGCCGAGGCGGCCGCTGCTACTTTTATATTTGTCGTTCCCCAAAAGCTATCAACCATTTTAGGATCTCATAAAACCCGCCGAGGCGGGTTAGCTCATATTGGGGAATCGAGTCGCAGATACGTCCACGGTTACAAACCCATCCGATGCCTTATTTACCGTGACGCTATCCACAATAATTTTGCCGCCGGTGCTGGTTGCGTTAGCAAGCGTGCTTAATACTGCTCCAGCCGTGGTGGCATAAGAACCAGTAATCGTAGTGGAAAAGGCGAATGAATCAGTAGCATTATAGACGGAAACTCCGACTACTTCTCCGCTAGAATTGCGAACTTCTGCACGTTCGGCGTTACGAGTTTCAGTGAAAGATTGCACAAGACCACCCGATTCCGCATTAATGCCGAAAGAAATTCCGGTTACCCCGATTGTTGTGGCTGCCATATTGCCTTAGATTTTGTGTCAACTCGCAATCGAATTTGGATATGCAATTACTGCCAGCCTGTAGGTGCGACGCATTGTACGCTCTTCATCGTCGGCCTCTGGTTCTACTGATTCCAGTTTCGCATTATAACAGCGGGCAGATCCGATCGCGGTAGTAGCATTCAACCTGGTCGCCAACGGGCTGGAATCATAAAAAGCCTGTAGAATCTTTGAGCACTTTTGAGTGTGAGCGTCCAGAGTTGTATCGTCGTAAGAATCATCCACCACGATTTCAACTGGCACGCTAAACACGCCAGATCCCTGCACTGGCTCTTCTGTTCCTAGCGTGGCTTTAATCACGATCGATGGCGGCATGTTTTCCGTCTTATCGTGCGACAAGTGGTAGGTCGGCCCGGTCACGGTTGCGGATAGAAGCTCTTGAAAAGCAGCTTCAATTAAACGATCGAGCATAGTAACGGCGGGCATAGTTACAGCTCCACGTCAACGCGGCCTAGCCACGAATCGCAGTTATCTTGTGCCCACTCATTTTTCTGTGGCAGGAAATAAGTTTGCCGCCCTTGACGCAAAGCCGAGGCTAGAATTGCGGGGGCTGAGTTAATCGCCATAAATTTGTCGGCATGCTTAATGGCTTGAGCCATTTCAAGGATTGATGGAGCCGACCAGTGTAATTTATGGAAATAGTATTTTTTTTCGCACAGAATTATGTAGCCACCAAGCAATTCAGAGGCTTTGTCCAGAATATCTATCGTCGGATAATTCCATCCTTGGCTAACGCCAAGTGGGGCCAACAAATTGTAACTATGTGGCAACCCTGGCGGCGGCCCATCAGGAACGCGATCTATTACAATCTTGCGATCGGCTGAAGCAATGGCTGGATGCTGGTAGACAAAATCCATCCATGATAATCTTGATTCTCTGAACGCGTTGTAACGATTTGGCCAAATTTCTAAATCAATACGCTCACCCTTACCTTCGCCCGGCGCTACCCAAGTGGCATAAGAAACTAAATCCATAACTCCTGCGTATTGTGGGAAGCATTCAATCTGCACGGTATCGTGCTGCGCCAGATGCTTGGCCGCTGGCAGCATTCGCAACACGTCGCCCAATCGCTGAGTATAAACCAGAGTAATCATGGCACGTAATAGACCCAGCAGTTTCCGACTAGCTCTACCTCAGGCAGCGTTTCCTGAACTGCCTTCTCTACCTCTGGCCAGTTAAGATCATAATCGTGCCCAGCCAAAATTCCGCCTGATCTAACCTTGGGCAGCCACGCCAAAATATCTGCCTTTACGTTTTCGTAATCGTGAGATGCGTCAATAAATACTGAATCGACAATTTGATTAGGAAAGAAGTTTGCGCCCTTTAGGCTTGTCATTCGTAACGGAACAAGCTGCTTGGATACTGGCTTTACGTTTGCCAGAAATTCATCGTACAGAGTGCCAGATATTACGTGGGGATCGTTTTGCTGTTCAGGACTTCCAGCCCAAGTATCGACTGCATAAACCTCAATCCGAGGCGATTTGTTATATGCCTCCACAAGTAAGAAGGCGGTAGATCTGCCTTTCCAGCTTCCAACCTCTACGATTTTTCCATCTGGTTTGCAGTTCTGGACTAACCGACGATAAAGCTCGTCATAATTAAACCAGTTTTCACCGAACTGAGGCTGATCAAAGATATGTTTCATTAATCTAGAACGGTCTGCGACCCCTTCTTAATAGATTCTTCGATGACTTCTTTTGTTAGTTTTGATCTTGCCCATATCTCTTGCCAGGTCTCGCCTGCTGGCATCCAATACCAACCCGTCGCACTTTCTCCATAAATGGCGGCAATGGACGCACAGCCGGGGCGAATGGTGACGGGATTGTAAAGAATCATAAGGCTGGGTATGGATGAAAGCGAACGTCATGAAAACCAAATGGCTGCGCGACTGATTCGGGAACTGGATGCTCGATTGAAAATCGCGCGGCAACATCGGGCGGTGCGTATCGCATTCCTTTTTGACGCATTTGTTCGGCAGAATGCTGACAGATAAAAACATCGTCTGGCATTGGAATCCAAGGTTGTTCGGATAATGCCAGGCAAAGCCTGCGACTTCGCAAGCTCAGCCCCCCATTCCCAACTCGACAACCTTCTGGAACCCATTGCTGCGGCCAAGGTGCGCCAATATAATCATAGTTTAGAAAATCATCTTCCCAGCTCGACCAATGGATTGGGTAACCGTCAAGCTGACAGACCAAAGCATGCGGCGTATCAAACACAGTATGTAATTCTATGGAGCAAAAACGATCGTAGTGAGACTTGTCGCCGACTGTTGGCAGGTCAGATTTGACGGAAATTTTTGCGTCAGCAACGTGCCGGCGAATGTAGTCGCAAAAGTTTTCCACCCTTTCAGGCCAACGATTCTCAACGATTACAAAAGTGACGCCAGGCAAACTGATCACGGGTTACGCTCCGCAAATATCTTTTCGCCAAGGTCGTAATTTTCTTTTGCGTTATGCCGTTTAAATTCCGCATCCTGCGCTGCGCCCGTGAATATCGGATTATTGTGAGTGAATACGATGTCCTTGGCAGGAATGATAACGCCGTCGTATGCAGCCCTTTTAGAAAATTCGTTGTCGGAAAATATGCCGGAGCAAGCGTCATATTCAGCGGCAAACATGGCGCCTTGATCTTGCAGTCGTGCTTTAGTAAGGATTGCCATGCACAGCAAATCGTCTTTGCGGTGGCCGTCGGAAATCGCCAGTACCTTGGGCTTGCTGGCATCGCCAATCCTATCGCTGATTATCTTGTCCCAATGCAACGGAGGATCCCAATCGTCTGAGCCTTGAATAATAATCTCTCCACGGGCCACTTCTGCCGCCCTGTTCCATGCGGCAATACATCCGCCTTTACCTTTAACAATTCCCCAGTTTTTTAGCATGTCGGCTTTAGGATCGTCATCGTCTACTGAGTAGATCCACTCAACTGACGCTGGATCAGCAGCCTTTTTCATCCACAAGATACGGGCGTTAATCGCTTCTTGCGGGCGTCCTCGCGTTGCGTGGCAGACGCTAATTTTCACGGGCTTCTGTGCCCGCCACATTTTCTCGATTTTTTCTGCCTCTGCCATATCGCCCACGGCCTTACAAGCCGCAAGGTACAGATCGATGCACTCAAAGTCGTAAATGGTGCGTTGGGCGTTCCAGATCTTTACGCCCGGATCGGGCTGTACCATAGCCGATTTCAGCAAGTGATAAGCCTGTAACCACGCACCCACGCTGGCCTCTTCCCTGGCTAAAAAGTAAATCGCCTCTCTTCGCCCAGGGTTCATCTGATGGGCCTTTTGATATAGGCCGATCCTGACGGTGCGATCTTGCGTAGCCGTGGCCTGATTGCAGGCGGCCTCGTAAGCCAGCGTTGCCTCTTGCCCCGGCCAGACGGCCGCAACGTGTGACCACGGCTCTGATTCTGTCCTGCGATTACCTAAGAAAAGTTCCTGCTGGTAGTAGTACGCATACTTGCCAGCCTCGCTTAACTGGCCCTGAAGGATGCGGAGATTACGATCGGCGCTGTTTGGCTTATAGCCACCGGGGTGATGCTCTACCCATACGTCCTGCTCGCCTACAGATTCTAGCCCAGCATTAGGCAACAGCGCCTCATGCACGGCATAATGCCACTTTCCAGACCATACGCCGTCTATACGCCGCACCATCCTCTCGCGTACGGGGCGTAAAGAGGCGTTAATGACGTTATAAACGCCCGCATAGATGCCGAGCTTGGGATTCTGTTCAAACGCTTCTACGCCCCTTTTAAGAGCGTTTTTGAGGTCTTTATGCGGCAAGTCATCGCAATCCACCCATACCGCGTAGTCGCCCGTGCAGGCATCCAGCGCAGTGTTACGGGCTGCGGCAAAGTTATCGACATGAGGCCAGCTCGTCCCTGCCGGTGCGTTTTTATATTCAACGATCTTGGCCCCTGACTTCTCCGCAATCGCTCGTGTGCCATCGTCAGGCCGAGCGCCTTGGGCAATGCATACGACCAGCTCGTCGCAGTATGGCTTAAAGGCGGTAAGGCAGCGGTCAATAAATTGCGCCTCGTGCCCGGCGATCATGTAGATGGAGATTTTAGGATTTCGAGTGGCCACGGTTAAATCTCTCGCAACCCAAGCACGTAACTGCCGATGGAAGTATCAATCGACGCCACGCGATAGCTGACGGAGTTGGCTAGCAGAATCGATCCAATCGTGGGAGCTGTGGCTAAGTTCGCCACGTCGATGGTAAAGGTGGAGTTAAGATCCAGATCAAACCCGCCCAGCTCCACGTTCTCTTTGCGGGTGATTGTCGAGAGGATGCCAGTGACTGAAGTGGAACCGATAGTGGCGGCTGTGCCAGTTTGATCGTATAGAGCGACTAAACTTTCTTTAAGCGCTTCTGTAAATTCAGACATGAGGATTTCTTAAAGTGGAAAGGGCGGTGAGCCTTTCAGCCCACCGCCCTCCCCGAGTGAATTAGCTACCGTTGATACGTACGAGGCTGGAGGTTTCTCCGGCCTTCACGCCGTAGATCAGAGCGTAGGTGCGTTGGAGCATGCCCTTAACCACGTCGTAGTTCTCGCGAACTTGGACGGATAGGCCAGTGCGGGGTTCCGTCACAACCGAGATGTCCCCAGGGATGGGAACGCCGGTCGGAACTTCAGGAACGCGGGCCGCGATCAACAACGCTTCCTGCTGGGCGAAGAATCCGCCAAGCGTGATGCTGTTTCCAGGGACTGCGCTGTATTGGTTGATGTTGAATCCAGCCACGTTGCCGATTCCAGCCGTGCGAACGAGGTCGCCCGAGATCTGAGGATTGGCCACGACGGTCGTATCATTCAAGAGAGCGCCGTAGAAGCTGGGGTTAAGAACAGCGTACCGGCCGTTGACTGGCACGTTGTTGTTGTTGAGGGTGATTCCGGCCGACACTACCGAGCGGTAGGAGAAGGCTGTGGAAGCAACCGTCAGTGCGCTGGTGAAGGTGGAGGAAGTCACGAGGGCCAACAGATCCCCAACCATTTGCAACCCGAGGGCGTGTGCGGCTGCGCCGGCGAAACGCTCGATGAGGTTGATGTTGGAGCTGGTGCGCTCTTGATCGTCCACAGAATACGAAACGTGCTTGAATTTGTTGAGAGTGATCTGCACGTCCGTCTGGGTTGTCGCAGTCGCTACATAGCCGTTTGCCTGCGAGTAGTCCTGAGCGGTCGTCGCAGAGATACGGTGGGTAAAGACTGACGCGTTGTATTTAGCCGCTTCGCTGCTGAAATCCGTGACGGAGTTTCTGAGGAAGCTGTAATCCGCCACGAGGATCTCGAGAGCCCTCTGAGCGATTACATTGGCATTCGTTGTTCCGATTGTGTTGGCCATTGTAGTGTTCTCCTGGTGGACTGGATTACAGTCCGAGTTTGCGGAGCAATTCCGACCGACGGGTCGGATTCTTTTCCGCGTTGAATTGATTGAGGATTTCTGCCCGGCCGAGCGGTTGGCTCGATTCAGCGGGAACCGCCACTGCACCAGCAGCGTCGGCCTTGGCTTTTTCCAAAGTGGTCACGGCCTTTTCGTTGGCCTTTTCTTCAGTCTTTGCGCTCATCTCTTTTTTCGCCATATCTTCAGATGGCATTTCAGGAGCTTCGGTTACGTCCTGAGTTGCGTCCGCTTTCATAAGAGCGAGCAATTCTGCAAGCATCCCAGCGATGTCGGTCAAGGTAGGTTCAGTTTCAAAATTATTGGGATTAAGGGGTGAGTTTTTAATTTTTCTTTGAACTGCCTTTTTGTAGGAATCGACGATGCCCATTTCCTCTTTGTCGGAGGAATTGTTGGCAGGCACTTCGGCCAATTCGGCTTTTGGTGCTTCGACAACTGCGGGAGTTGCAACGGCAGGAGCTTCGGGTGCGGGAGTTGCCACAACGGCAGGCTCACTAAGCTCTTTTTTTACTTCGACAGGTGCTTCGTTCATTTGAAGTTTTTTCATGTCAACTGCTGAGAAGGCGGAAAACATCCCTGCGGGATTGGCGGCCGGCTCAGAAACGATTGAGCAGTCATAGATCTCAGTCACTCGCGCAAAGCGTTCCGCACCCATGATCTCTGGCACGCCGCTAAAGGTGAGGGATATGCCAAAACCCTCGGGCAACACTTGAGCCAACTGCTCGACAAACTGCGCCTCGTTAGTGTTAAAGAGGTTTAGATCGCCCAGCAGGCGGTCGCCTTTGATTGAAAAATTATCAATGTAACCAAGGATGCCGGTGACGGGCGCGCCGTGGCCCATGGTCACTTTGATCCGCTTCATGCTTTGCGCCACTTTGAGCGCTTGCTCAAGTGAGGTTTGATCGATCTTGAGGTTGTGGCCCCTAGCCTCTCCAACCGTTAAAATAGAAACGCTGTTTAGTTTGTTGGCCATGCTGGCCAACAGGTGTCAAATCAGTTTCGGCTAAAGATGGGATTGCGTGAAACGGGGTCTGCGGGTGCTGGGAAGATGGGCTTGTAGACGGCTTGCCCAGGCTCGGGCGGGGTGTTTAGGTCATGCATTGCCATCCTTATGGCCACGGCTAGCGCTTCAGCCTCATCCATTTTTTTCATGTACAGCATTTGATTGTTTAAGCCGCCAAACTTTAGTTCAACGAAAGGGCGTGCCGAACCGCGTATGGCCAGCCAGCAAATGCCAACAGAGCCTAAAAATATAGTTCCTCCCGAAAGTTTCCAATCTTCTGTAAATAAAATCCAGCCCATCAATAGCCCAAACACGCCAAGCAAAACCCACATTAATCTAACAATCATCCCGCTGTTATCCCGGCCGTGACTTACCCCGTGAATGGTCGCCAGATTAAAAACTTGGTTATGCGGATGCCCAAGGGTGACCATATTTTTAGTTACGCTGATAGTGTCGTCGTAATAGTAAAGCGTGCCTGTATCTGGTGAATTACCCCTCACGCCCCAATCGTATGGGCGGAGGGTGTGCGTACAACTATTTTCTTTTGATAGTTCTTGGTTTCTTATCTTTTAATCCGACGGCCTTGGCAACCATATCCAACTCTTTTGCCGATAGTTTAAAATCTGGATCGTCCCGCATGGTGAAAGATTCTGTTTGTGGTTTGGCAGATAGTTTCATCTGCCTAGCACAAACGGCTGCCCTTTGATCATTTTCTGGGAACTCGGACACCATTGTTGGATTACCCATGCAGCGATCCATAAACTTATCATCAGTCTCGCCTGCGTTTTGTGTTGGCAAATCTAGTTCAACCTTTGCGCTTAGTTCCGCATCTGGGCCAGCGTTCGGATCTTTCTCAGGATTAACTGGCGTAGGCTCATCGATTGCAGGTGTTTCTTTGACTACTTCCACCGGGGCCGCCACGTCGGTCTGCGGTGCGACTGTTCCAATCGATGCGACAAACTCACGCTCTTTTGCAATCTGTCTGACCTGCTCTTCCCAGTCTTGGCCAAGTTCTCCAAAGTAATCTTGCAGGCTGGATAGGCCCGCCTTGTAGTCCTCACGTGCCTGCATTGCCTCACGCCCTGCGTCCACGGTTAGCGACTTCGGTGTTTGCCATGTAACCTTGGCATAATCTTCAGCGGCCGGCAGATCCCCGTTTGCAATCGCACCGCCGATGAAATATCGCCATGCCCGGTTGCAGAATCTATCGATGAGTAGACGTTGCCGTTGTTCAAATCTGCGCTGCGCCTTTGCCACAATAAACCGCATCCCTGCCCCGCCGACGCTGGCTGGATCATAGACAAACTCAACGGGCAAACCGAGGCCCATAGCCACGTCACGAATTAGGAACTTGGCGAACGGCTCGAATCCAGCGTGCGGTCGGTTTGGCCCGATCATCTCAATCTTTTCGCCAGGGGAAAGGCGCGGGATGGTTGCCGAGCTTGTAATCTCCTCGCGGGCGATTGTCGGTTCGCCAGTGTCTTGAGCCTGCACAGTTCCAAAAAATCCGCCTTGCCCGGCCAGCTCGTCGCCTTGGTCGGTGGTGATGACTGCGGCAATCGATCCCTGCAATTTTAAAGCGTCCTTCTCAAACTCGCCAAGCATCTTGAGATCACGAACGTGATTCAATGCGCGAGCCAGTGCAGATCCTCCGCGGATCTGATCAGGCCGTTCCATTTCCATTAAGTGAATGACTGTCTCTGCGCCCAGCTTGCGATACAGTTCGCCCGTCTGAACTAAGTATCCAGTAGGCTCGCCGAGCTTGCCGAGGAATACGCCGTCAGAAGTACCGTAGTCATCGCCTTCGCAAACGCGGTGGCCTTCGACAATTTGCAGCTTCCCCTTTTCCGTCATGATGACGAACACGTCTCCGTCCACGTCGATCGAGCGAGATAGCGCAAGCAGCATATCTGTCCACGTCATGCGCCCCGTAACTTCGGGCGAAGGCACTACCACATCGCGCCAGTATTCCTCGCACAGTCTGCCAAAGTCCTGATCTGCTCCGCGATACTGCGGCCGCAGCCCTGGCCCGATCGAATAGGTGGCGATTGAATCCACCGCCCCTTTGATCAGCCCGACGTTGCGGTACATGTGCCGGGCGAGCTTGAGCAGCTCAACCCGTGTGGCTTCGTTTAGATCTAGGCGAGAGTCGCGGGCATGCGCCCCATAGATGACTGGACGCTTACGAGAAAAGCCTGCGCCCTCGTAGGGTTGGAACGTGCTGATGCCCGCACCGAACCCAGCGCCGAATGCTTTGATCCCTGCGCCCATCCGAGCCACGAGTGAAAGTTTCTGTGCCATAATCAGCTATCCAGAATGTAAGAAAATGAGGCGCTGGTGCGTGTGACCTGTACGCCGTTTAGGTAATCGATTGCGGCCTGAAATAGCTCAACCCGTTCAGTTGGCTTAAGATCGATCTGGAAGCTGGCCGATTGCCCGCCCGCTGAAGATCCAACCAGAGCACGGCCTGATGCTGCGCCCGTCATTGCCGCGTTGCGGTCAGTGGCAAGGTTGGTTAGGGCGCTTGCGGTAACCCCAGAGGCTTGTGCCAGGTAGTTCGTCGCAACTGCCCGCGTAAGTCTGCGGGAAATAGCCATCACGTCGCCACGGGTGTCAACGATTCCTCGTCCAGTGAAGCGGTTGGCCTAATGACTTTACCGTACACGGCAAAGCCAGCCAGATATGTTTCGCAATCGTACAAGTGATCCTGCCTGCTTTTGATCCGTATCCATTCATAGTGATCGCGCCCTGTCTTGCGGTTGATCCGATGCACCTTTTTGTGGCTGCTCATGTGCTCTCGATAGTCTGGGCTTACGTCGTGCGCAATTTCCCAGCGTGGCCCCTGCCCTCGTCGCAACCATGCCAGCAAATCCTGACAAGCTGGGGAACTGAGAAGCAGAAGCATGCAGCCCGCGTCAGTGGGTTGCTCGGCCGAGTGCACTGACTTCATCCGACCGCGTGGCGTTTCAATCCAGTAGGCAGGACGCTCTTCGCCCTTTAATGCCGTGTACTTATAGCGGGCACAGATTCTGTACGAATCGTGCGTCTCGTATCCGCTATCCATCGCGGTGTGCTTAGGTTGAACGCCTAGCGTGTGCAGGTGTTGCGCCACGTCCTCGATCGTCCTTGCCCGGCCTTCGTCAATTAGTCGGCTCGTTCCATCCCTGGCGAACGCCCTCACCACAAACCAATACTCATCGATCTGTCTGTCTATGGCTGCCAGTTTAATATGTTCCGTTTCCCAATCCTGCTTTTTCGCAAACGCACCGGCGGGGATGTCGATTGTTTTGTCGTCGTCAAACTGATCTTCCCAAGGCATCGCACTCCATCCGTTCACGAATCCTTGCAAGCCGTGCAGGTAATGCTTTTGAGTCAGAAACTGTTTGGCGCAGTCGGCAAAAGTGACGGTAGGCGAGTACCAGCTAGGCAATCGCATGCTTCGCCTTCCGCGTTCTGCGTTTGGATTTGCCGCCACCCACTTGCCCTGCTCAACAGCTGAGCGCCTGTGGCCCTCAGTCCACGGCTCGTTACACTTTGTGCAATGGTAGGCGGCCGTCTCGCCGACTTTCTGTAAGTCCCATTTGCCGTCAGGATTGCGTGCGCTATCTGCCCAACGCACTTGCCCGAACTCCATCGCCTGCATTTCACCGCAAGCGTGGCAAGGGACGTGGAAAGTTTCCTGCGTTCCTGCCTGATAGTTCTGCCATATATCGCCCGTGCTTAACGTCGGCGTGCTAGTCAGCACGTGCTTGCGGTTGGGGAAAGCCTTTGTGCGTTCTAGCGCCAGATTGTAGGCGGCAGCTTCCCGTTCAGTCGGTGGCGCAAACTTGTCCAACTCGTCCAGTACCGCAATGCAGATCGGCCGTGAGCTGATGTTGGCCGGGCTATTCGATCCAACCAGGCTGAGAGTCATACTGGTAAACTGCATCTCTAAGATCTTGAAGTCGTCGCTATCGAATGGAAACAGTGCCCGCACTGGCTTGCACTTTTCAAAGATCGGAGTGAGCCGCGTTTCGCTGTAGCTCCTAGCCAGATCCGCGTTCGGCATTACTAGCAGTGCTGGCGCTGGATCGTTTGCGATTCTGTACGCCAGCCAGATCGCAAGAGTCAGCGTCTTGCCTGTCTGCGATCCCCAGCAAAGACTAACGGTATGGACGCCCGGATCGGCCAGCGCCTCAAGTACGCCAGCCACGTAAGGTGTGTACTTGGTTGAGTAAAGACCTGGGCGAGCCGTGATCCTGCTATCTAGCTGGATGTTCTTTTCTGCCCACTCGATGACGGACGGCGGTGGCTCAAAGTTCCAGCGATCGCGTTCGCGTTTGAGTAGTTGTTCGGCTGCCTTCACAGCGCTGCCTGCACTTGTCGCATTACTTGCCCCACCTCGTTCTCCACCTCTTTCTGGATCTCGGCGGCTGGCCGGTGGGCGCAGATAGGGGCTAGGCGTTTAGGCATGCCAAGCAGTAGCGGGATTAGTGCGTTAGTCCGGCGTGCCAGTATCTTGTCTGCCTCGTCGATCGGCACCATTTTGCCCTCCGCCTCGTTGATGTCCGGCCGGTCGCCCTTCATTTTTCGCAGTGCCTCCACGACGCGAGTGTAATCGCCTATCAGTGACGACCGCTCCGGCCCGCTCGCCTCCTTGGCTGCCTCGCCCAGGGTGGCGGCCAGTGATTCAAGTCGATCAATCTCGCCGTCTAATCCTATCCCGGCGATCGGCTTCATCGGCTTTGCGGTCGCAACCGCCTGCCCTTTCTCAAGCTGGCGCCGGGCCTGACGCAAACCGACGCCAGTGGCAGCGGCTTGAGCTAGGATTGCGGTGTTTGGTCGGCGTCCCATAGGGTCTAACTATGTTTTTTTAAACCACTCAAAAAAGAGGTGGCAGTTGCAAGCAC